TTAATAGTATCTTCTTTGATAACTTTAAGGTGCTTAAGACCGATGTTACCAACAAGACCTGATTCTAATAATGCTCCCATTTTATTTTTGGTTTTTTATTAATTGTTTATTTTATTATTTTTGTCATTAAGTCTTTCATTCTCATAAACTGAGGATTTTCGTAAGTCTTAGATTCAATTAAGTTTTGAGCCGACCCTGTAATTACTGGTTCGTTGTCCATAACTTTTTCTATTGACTCAGTTATTTTTCCTTTAGTAGTTGATGATAATTCGTCCTTAATAGTTTTGTATAGATTTTTAGATTCTTTAAGTGTTTCCACAGAATCAAATCTTCTCAAAACATTTATTTTTTCTTGTTTTGATGTTGTGTGTTCAGTAAATAATCTTGTAGTGTAGGCTAAATTTGAATTGAACACAGCAACTTCGTTAAGTTTGTCTCTGAAAATATTCAAAGCTTTTCTGTACTCTTCATTTTTAGTTCTCAACATTTCTACTTCTTCCATCAAAGAATAATGTTCTTCAATATTAATATTGAATGCTGAATGAGCTTTTGGTTTTGGTAGACCACCTTTTCTGAATTTTGAACCTGAACCTAATGTACGAGAAGCTTCTTTAAATTCACCTTTCTTCATCTTTCCAGTTGATTCTTTGTATTCAAACTTTGGTTTACCTGTACCTTTTGTAGGATTAGCGGCTTTCATTTTTTCTTTAAATCCACCAGCAGTTTTCTTGTAAGAGAATTTTGGTTTTCCGATTTTACCACCCTTACCAACTTTTGGTTTAGTAGTTTCATGCATCATTTCTTCTGTATATTCTTCAGATTGATAATCCATTTCTTCTAAATCGTCCATAGGTAATTCTCCGTATTCGTCGTCTTCTTCTTCCTCCTCATACTCAAAATCCATGTCTCTTTCATAGAACATTCCACCAGGTCTTTCTTCTTTTGGAGGAGAAGGAAGTTCATCATCTTCATCATCCATGTGAAGTTCATAAATAGTTTCTTCCAATTCTTCTTCATCGTCTCCAAACATTTTGTCAGCGATGACTGGTGCTGCGGCAATTGCCATATCAGCCGCCAAAGCTTGCCATTGTTCTTCCATTTCGCCTGTTTCGTCGTCCATAGAAATTTCATAGATAGTTTCTTCCAACTCTGATTCGAATTCTTCATCGTCATCATCGTCTTCTTCTTCACGAGATTCGTTCATTGAAATAAGGTACTCATCGTCACCGTCTTTCAAATGTGCGTACTCCCCGTCTTTTTGGATTTCAACCTCATCTTCTGGTTTCATTTTTTTGAAAACTGTTAATAATAAATCTTGAGTTTCTTCAGAATCAGGCATTTGTGTGAAGTCAATAACTTCATCATCTTGTCCCATTTCATCTTCAAAATCTTCTTCATCTTCCATTTCAAACTCATCAAATTCTTCTTCAGAATCTTCTTCATCATCCATTTCAAATTCATCAGATTCTTCTTCTGATTCTTCGGATTCTTCGAAATCCTCTTCTTCAAAATCTTCAGTTTCCTCTTCGTCAGCCTCTTTTAAAGACTCCTTTACTAGCTCGCTAATTTCTTGCTTCATTGTTGACTCAAGTATTTCTTTTGCGTTTTCATTGATAGCTTCTTCCAAATTTTTTAATTGGATTACCGCTTCTTCAACTAAGTTTTTATTTTCTGCCATTTTTTGCATTTTTTGATAAATATTCGGCACTTTAGAAAAATTCACAACATTATGTAAATAAAATAAAAAAGGAGGGTTTCCCCTCCTTTTTGTAAACTTTAAAAATTAATACTTATTCGAAAATTTCATCAATCTTACTTTCAGCGACTGATGTAATTCTCCAATCATAAGAGAATGATTCATAAGCTTTAGTAACTTTAGCCTCAACATCTGTGACGTTGTAACCTTTAACTAATTTCTCTTCTCTTACTTTTTTTATTTTACCTGAATTTTCATCGGGTAAATCGTACTGAATTTTTGCAACAAAATATTTTTCGTCCATTTCCATAATAAATTATTTTGATAAATAATCGTTAAGTTTTTTCATTAAATCAAGTGATTTTGTTGTTGACCTTTCAGCTTTTTGTAATTGTTCTTCTTGTAAATTTTCTTCGTACTTGTGTTTATCAGCCATGTCTTGGAAAAGATATGCTCCTGGAGTAGATGGTGATGAAACTAAATCAAAACAAATTAATTCAAAATCTTCTTGTACTTCATTCTGTTCACCTTTTTTAACTAATGAACCGACACCTCTTGATGATATTCCTAATGTAACTCCTTGTCTTAAAAGATTGGCCGCTTGGTCACCCTTTGTTGACACAATTCCTCTTTCGTGAAATCCAGGGGATGTTAAAAGTTTTAATTTACCAAGTAGTATATGTCCATCCCACCACATTTCAGTGATAATATGAGAAACTCTATCTAAATCGATTAATGATGATTCAGGATGGTTTAATTCCGAAAGAGCGGTTCCTTTTGATATATAATTTTTTTTATAATTTTCAACTTCTCTTTTTAATATTTTTTCAGGATAAATTCTACCATTTCTGTTTGGTGTATTATATTTTTGTAAAACAGCATAGAACTCAAAAGGTTTTGAATAGTCTAAAGCCAATTTACTTTCTTGTATTACCGCCAAGTTACGAGACTCTGTCGGTGAGATATATCCCGCATCCATTTCTATCAGTATTCCTTTACCTGAATCTTTTGGACCTAAAATTTTCAAATCTTGCATTGTGAATTTTATAAATAAATATTATTCACTTTTGTTTTGTTTGTTTTAGTTAAGTTAAAAACAAAATTTTTGTTGTTTTTAAAATTTTCCGAATCAATTAAATCAATAATTGTTTTAACAAAATCTTTAATTATTGGAGATTTAAAATCATTTATATTTTTAATATAGAAAGTTATTTCTAAGTTCATAAAAGAACTTTTATTGACTGAAAGTCCACTACTTCTTAAATCCGTATCAACTATAAAATTAGTATCAATAAACTCAAAATTTAGTATTTCATAAATTGTGTGTCTAATTGACCTGTTAAAATTCATAACAATTCTTTCCCAATTTTCCTCATCTTTCTTTGGAGTTAACCATGATTGTATATTTATATAAAAAGATTTTAAATTTTTAGAATCTACTGTTCCATAATTTGCCTTGAATTTTTTGTACCCTTTGACAGATACCGATTTTCCCTTCTTCATTTGTGTTCATAATTCATACGTTTATTTTTGGAAAATATAATAAACTTTAATATTTTTGTCAAAAAGAAAAAATGCTAATTGTAAAAGTAAAAAATCAAAACATTGAAAAGGCTTTGAAAGAACTTAAAAGTAAAGTTATCAAAGTTAAACAAGTTAAAGAATTAACTAAAAGAAAGTATTTTGCTAAGAAAAGTACAATTAAAAGAGAGGAAAAAAGAAAGGCTATTTACTTACAATCAAAATTAGAGAACCAAATGTGAATTTAGTTCTTTAATTTTAATTAATTCGTTAACTGAAAAAATTGTAGATGTGACTTTTTCTTTAGTCTCATTTATTTTTTTCTTAGTCTCTTCTTCTGTTTCTGACTCAATAAGGGAATTTAATTTAGATATGACTTGTTCTTTTTCCTCATTAAATTTAATTTTTAAAACGTCTTCATTTTCTTTAAGTAATGAGATAACTTCTTTTTGAGTTGATTCGTCTAAGTTAGATAGATATTTTGAAGCTACTGAGTTTGCAATTTTCTTTAAAGATGATATAGGTAATTTAGGAGTAGTTTTTTTTGTTTGTTTTTCTTTCATTAGATTTTCAACAACAATTTTTCTACTTTCAATCCTATCTTCAATTTTATTAATATTTGTGTTTAAAATTTTATCTATGTGAGAATATTCTGACTCAGATAATTCATTATTTAACCATTTATTTAATTTTTCTAAATGATTATTTGGAATAATGATGTCTTTAGTTTCTTTGATAACTTCATCAACAAGAATATTAGCACTGTCTTTATCTAAACCTAAATTTTCATTTAATTTATCATAAATAAAAAATAAAGTTTTAGTTTCTTCAGAATTCAAAACTAAATCTTTGAATTGTTTCATGTCTTTAGTTAAATTCTCACTAACAAATGAGTTAACTAATTTTTTTTCTATTGCCGTTTTATAAAGTCCAAATTTCATAACTATAAATATTATTACTTTAGTAATCTTTCCAAAGTGTCATTTATTTCTTTCATAGAATCTTTGTTTTTTTCAAAGTCCACAAACTCATCATCATCTCTAAGAATTTTTTCAAGAATTAAATCTTTATTATTAGGATTTAAATTTTCAGGTACCGTTGGGGGAGATTCTCCTCCAGGTGGGGGTGGTGGTGGTGGGGTTTCTCCTCCAATTGGTCCCCCTCCTCCAATATCTGAAGGTGCTCCACCCTCAGACGGTGTAGATGGAGCCCCTGCAGGTTCACCTTCTTTTTTACCGTATAGTTTATCAATATTATCAAATAAACCTGTTTTAACAATAACTTCAGCAGTTTTCTTAAGCTCTTCACCAACCGCCTTTTCAATACGTTGTTGTTGGATGTCAAGTTTGATTTCTTCGTCAGAAAATCCAAGTATATGTTTTTTAGCCCAAGACTGTGATACTGCGGCAATTCCTGAACCAGGGTCTGCAACCATATCTTTGTAAAGAAGTATTTTTTCTTTCCAAATATCTACCATTAACAAGTCGGCCTGTTTGGATGGGTTTGTTAACGATAACCTAAAATTGGATAATTCGTCCTCAAACCCTAACATAAACAAGTGAATAATACAAATTTTGTTAAGTTCTTGCAACATACTCTTTTGGATTCTGTTGATTGTTCTTGCAAAACGAATATCTTGTAATGCCAAGTTTTTACCATCACCCACAACTTCCTCAAATCCTAAGAAAGCTTTAGGTACACGTAACGCAGTTAATAATTTCTTTTGAATGTATTCGATATCTGCAATTTCAGAAAGGTTTTGAGCCCCTGGTAAAGTCTCAATTGGATTGGCAGCTGCGGGGTCTCTAACAGGAATAAAATAATCTTGGTCAACCGCCATTTGATTAAATCTCATATCAACATTACCTGTTTTAGAATCAACAACTTGGTCTCTTTTAAACTTATTTGCAACTCTTTGGATATATGGTTCAACGTCTTTATCATCCATGTTTCCAACAAATACTTTAAACACACGTCTTTCAGGTGCTCTTGAAGTTCTATAAATTAACATAGCGTCCTCAGATAACAATAATTGTTTCCAAATACGACGAGCTTTTTCTAACATGGATGTACCATAAGGTAATCTTCTGTCATCGCCCAATAATCTAAAATGAGCAATTTCCCATGTATTGAATTCCATGTCTTTATTTTTCCATGTAAATTTCAAATGCTTTTTAGTTGGGTCCTCGTCAATTGATTTACCTTTAGCCGTCATACCTCTTTCTAATCTTTCGATTTCAACGATTGGTAATTGCATACAACCAATTACACCTTTTTCTGGGTCTAATTTGATATATACAAAGTTATCACCATACTTACATGTGTTTCTTGTCCACATCGGTAAGTTTGTATTGATATCTAAAATATTATTAAACAAATCGGCCAATATTGATTTAATTCTGTTTGATTCAGAATAAATTTGTAACATAAAACCATCCTCATTTACAGTTGTTGACTCCTCAGCGTAGATATCTAATGCAGCTGATATTTCAGGAGTAAATTCCATAGACTCATAATCATAAAAGGCCGACAATCTTGTTGGCTCATAATATGTTGCTTGAGTATATAAATTATTTTCAATTTTAGTCCATTGATTCGAAAGATAAAAAGTTTGTTGAGCTTGTAACAACTCTTTTTCATACTCTCTTTTTGAAGTTGTTTTTAGAAGTTCTTTTTTGTCAAATTTTAAACTAGGATAATCTTGATTCAATAAAGAATTTGGACCAAAAGCCTGAGTTAATCTTTGCCAAACTGTAAAATTTTTTTCTGCCATACTTAAATATAAATACTTTCAAATTAAATTAAAGATTAAGGAGTAATTGTAACTGTAACTCCTTTACCTATTAAACTTGCTAACGCAGCATTTGATGCGGATGTTCTAGCCCCTTTGAGTTGTAATTGATTAGCTCCTCCGGCGCACGAAACCCACGTAACTCCACCGCCATATGAATCAAGGTCAATTAATAAATTATCAATTTCAGTATTTGTTAAATTTGTTGATGTGTAGATTGTGATTATAGTTGCACTTAGTGAACCCCATGGAAATACTCCTGAGGTATATGTAAGAGAACATGGTGACGCATTTAAACCATTTAAAATAAAACTACAAATTGGAAAATCTGCTCCACCATTAAATATATCTGACAAATCACCTGACAAAGAACCATCAATTTTAACGTTAAATGTTGCTCCGGTCATTAGTGGTATAGTTGCAGTATTGGCACTAATTGAATAGTTGTCTGATGTCATTTGTAATGTATTATATGAGGCGTTAGGTAAATCAGATAAATCACCGGTAATTAGTCCTCCAGGTTGAGACCCAAGATTAATACTTCTAATAGATGGCGGAAAATCAGATAAATTCCCGTATAAAGTATTGTCACCTAAAATTGTAATGGATGTAACATTTGGAGGTAAATTAACAACATCTCCGTCAATAGTATTGTTACCTGTAAGTGTTAAACTTAATAAACTTGGGAAATTAAAGTCAGAAGTATTACCACTTAAAGTATTATTACCTTGAATTATCATTGTTGACAATGTTGATGGTAGTGTGGAAATGTCACCATAGACTGTATTTGTTCCAGCAATAGTTAAACTTGTTAAGTTGTTTCCGGATAATGATAAAATATCACCAGTTATGATTGAATATCCTGATGAGCCTATAGAAAAATTAGTTACACTAATTGGTATATAACTTAAATTTGATAAGGTTGTATAATCGTTTCTAATGGTTAATGTTGTTAAATTATTTAAAGCAGAAATATTACTCATTTGTCCGATTAATCTTGTGGCATTAGATGTTAATCTTAAAGTTTGTAATTCGGTTAAATTTGAAATTTCCGTAGTATTAAAAACTACTGAGGTTGATACCGCAGGTAAAGTTCCGCTAGAACATTCTATACTTTTAATATCTCCATAGTAAGTTATTGTGATATTACCGGTGTATAAGGACCCGTAATTGTTCGAATATGAGGTTACTGATGAACTTGAGATATTACTTGTATTACCATCCCCCCAATTTATAACACCACCAGCGTAGAAGCTTACTGAGTCAAATGATAAAGAAATATTAATTTCATCTAAAGAAGACCCTGAGAATATAAATGTTTGAGGTGATGGAAGTGGTGAAGATGACGGAGTGGGTGTTTGTGTAGGTGTAACACTTGGTGTTGGAGTATTTGTTGGTGTAACACTTGGTGTTGGTGTTGGCGACGCATTTATTGAATTAGCAAATGGGTTTCTTCTAATTGAGAATTTATCATTCTTTTGAACTCTATAGGTATTTAAACCAACACCAGGTACAATCATTCTTGAACCTGTAAATTTATTTCCGCTACTTGGTAATTCTTCTACTCCCATATTGAATAATTATCTCATACCTCCAAATAACCATCCGTAATTCTGATAATCACTTTTAGTTGGTTGATTTTTTTGTTGTCCTTTATTCACATCAGTCATTGGGTCAAAAAATTGTGTCCTATAAGTAGGTTCATTATTATTAACCTGCCAAGCTTCAATCATTACTTTTGCTTGTTCACTAACTTTTGTTATCGATGCAAATGAAGATTCCCCAACGTAAACCGCCATGGCGATTGACATAATTAAATCATCATGTTGTCCTTTTTGGTGGTCAGGTCGACCATTAATATAAATGAACGTATTCATTTCATTAAGTAATCTATTAGACCTTATAATCAATCCATGTCTTAAATATTCTTCAAACATGGCAATAATTTGTACCCTTTTATTGTTAAAGTTTAGTCCTGGTATTTTATCTTGAGTCTTAGGGTCCCATTTCCATCTATTTGTCGCGTCTAACCCATCAGTATATAAATCTTTATACCCTAATTCCTGTAATTTACGAGATGTTGTGACACCCATACCACCAGTGATATCGACAACAATAAAAGCAGAATACATCATTCCCCACTTGTAACATATTTCAGCAAGAATATCAGGAGGTATCTTACCAACATATTCAGCAACTTGTTCTCGTGTTGTAAAATCTAAAATTTGAAATGTTGAGTAATCCTCACTATCCCCTCTTGAAACGTCAACACCCATAATGTATTTATGTCCAATTTCAGGTTCCTTCCATATCCATAAAGACCCTCCAATCATCTTATTTACAGGGTTTTTAATCATTGTAGATTTAATATTTTCAATAATGTTTGAATCAATTACGTTGTCACCCGAACCTAAAAACGCACATTCCAATTCTTGGTTAACTTTTCTTTTATCGTACTTTAATTTTTTAACCATTGATTCGTACCATGAAGAACTAGGTCTGTATCCATCATTAACTAATTTACGTATTTCGTCAAAGTCCTTGTCTTTATTGGAGTAATCAATTATTTCAACATCTTGGTATTCGTTACGATTTAGATAGTAATGAATTATGTCTTTAACGTTTAATAGTTGTAAATCTTTGGCGTATCTTGGGTCCTTCCACCAAACCATTTCTGAAATTTTAAACTCATTCATTCCTTTTAAAGCTTGGTCATAAATTTCATAATAAATTGGGTCAAATCCATTAGGAGTTGATACCACAATAACTTTACCTCCTGTGGATAATGACGCCATACAAGCCGCCCAAAAATCTCCGTCAGCCTCAATGTACGCGGCTTCATCAAATACTAGAATAGTTGGAGTGTATCCACGTAACGCATCTTTGGATGTTGCAACGGCCTTAACTTCACACCCATTAGTTAGTTTAAAGTGTCTTTGTGAATTTTTTTCAGATGAGAAAGTAACCCCAACCCAAGAAGGCCATTGTTCTGTAAATCCTCTAATTTTATTTGCAACCTCAACTGCGGTATCTAATTTGTTTGCAATAATCAATATTTTTTCAGGTTTGTTTTTAGATGCAAATATTAATTTTTTTGATGCCCATGCCGCGGTTACAGTTGAGACCCCTGCTTGTCTATATTTTAAAGCAATGTTTTCATTATAGTTTTCATAATCATTAACTAAACCAACTTGGTCAGGAAATAATTCTAATGGTACATATTTTTGAACGGTGTTGTCGTAAGTTTGTAAATATGTCTTTAATGCGTATGGAGTTGATTTCATACACTTGGTATATTCCAAAATAACTTGTTCTTTAGTTAAATTCATAATAATAAATATCTGAAATGATATTAAATAAGAAACCCCTCATTGAGGGGTTTTTAAATATTTTTTTAGAATCCTAATCCTGATAGAAAATCTTCATCGTCAAACTGTTCTTCACCGTATTTTTTCTTTTCAACATACGATGGGTTTTGTTGCATTTTATTTACTAATTTTTTAGATTTTTCAACTAACTGTGTTATAAAATTTTCAGCGAAATTTTGGTCAGTTAATCCTAAAGTGAATAATGATTTAGCTAATTCAACCAAAACTTCATATTTTTCTTCAGATAAAAATTTAAGTACAAATGGTGTTAAATCTCTTTGTTCTTGTTTATCGGGTACTAATTTATTAAAAACTTTGTAAAATTCCATAAAGAATTTTTCACCATAAACTAAATCGTACGCTTCAATTTCTAATGAACTTGCTTGTTGTTTTGCCAATCTACCTTGTTCAGTTTTTTCACCACCTGCTGACGTGAAGAACATTGCAACACCTTTTACTAATTCATGAACTAATAATGGTAAAGTCATTGCCCTTGCTCTAATAATAAATGGTCCTGTCGGTTGTTGTGATGATGATTGTTGCTGTGTTGGTTTTGGTGTTTCATCCTCTTCTTCATCCTCTTCTTCATCGTCATTTTGACCTTGGTTTCCGCTCTTAGGTGGTACAACCTCAATCTGACCGATTTGTCCTCCTCCTGTCGTTCCCATAGAACCAATATCAGGGAATAACCAATACATATGTAACATTATCGGTTGTAACACGTTAGATAATTCGATAATTCTATCACCACCAGGTAAACTCTCTATCTTATCTTTACATATTTCATAAGCGTTTACATAATAAAGTGACATACCACGTCTGAATAAGTTAATAATCATTCTTCTAGAAACTTCATCTGAGAATGATTTTTTAGCCGCCTGAATCGCTTCAGGGGACATTTTAAAAGTAGAATCTATCGCCTTTTTAGCTTGCTCCTCATCAAACTCGACACCCATACTTTCAAACTCCTGTCTCATTTGTTCAAGTTTTTCTTTTTTCTCTTCATCAACACTTGCAAATTTTTTCATAATTTCTTCATCAGAAATTTTTTGAACTTTTGCTTTCATTCCTTGTAGTTGACGTAATGCTCCCTGAGTAAACTTACCATCTAGTGTTAACTTATTGTCAAAAAACTTTCTGTCAATACCCATCGCCTTTTCAACTGACTCATTGGCGATTTGTTCTAATTCTTCTTGATTTCTTCCTTGTAGTTGGATTAACTCACCTAATAGGTCACTTACTAAAGAGTATAATTCTCTAAAGGCGGTTTGAGCGTCCTTCTTTAAATTTTGATTACCTCTTGTTAGTCGAGGAATAACTCCTGAACTTCTGTCCATTAATCTTTCTAAATTCAAAACAGATTCTTTAAATGCTTGTGATGTAAAGAAATCTACTTGAGCTTGAGTTAATCCAAATTGACTTAATGGTAATTTACCACCTTCAATCTTTGATTGTAAATCTTTACTTGGTCTAGCCCCTCCTAATTCAGGACCAAAACTCATAGGTGGTGCCTCATTGAGTAGTTTTTTAACTCGTTCTATTAAAATTTTTTTGTTGTTCATCTCTTACCTTTTTTTAACATTCCCATTTTTTTAACTGCCGACATAAAACTCTCTAAACCTCTAGCACCTGCCTCAGGTTGGTCATTTGGGTCGGGAGAGATAAATGGGTCAAAATCAACATCAGGTTTTACACCAGGTTTTGGTTTTGTTTTTGGTTCAGGTGTATTAGCTTCAGGTTGGTCATCAGGGTCAGGTGATATGAATGGGTCATAATCCGTATCGGGTTTAACTCCAGGTTTTGTTTTTGGTTTAACTGCCGGGTCAGCCATTTCTACATTTTCAAAAATCATTTTGATTATATCAGATTTTGTTATTTTTGGTCTTAAATTTTCTACAATAATACCTCTAAATTTATCTTCTAACAAAACTTCTATAGGATTTTTTCCTTCTTTAATTGATTTTTTTACACCAACCACACATTTTTCATATTTATCCATTTGTTTTTTTGTCCAATCACTTCTTTCTTTCGTACCAAATTCAGCACCCATTACAGAAGTACAAATAGCCCATGGATTTTTTTTCTTTGTTTTTTTACCTTCTTTCATCTCAACATTTTTACATTTTGAGTCTGAAGGATTTTGTAAACAAAAATTCGCAGTTTTAACGTCCGTAGGATTATTTTTATCCAACACAGTTTTAGTTACCTGAACTGCTTCTTTATTTTCTTTTTTTGTTTCAATTAAGAAAGTCTTGAATAATTTTGATATTTCAGACTCAGTCATAAGGGACAATGTTTTTGGACTGAATCCCATTTTTGTTAATACTTGTTTTTTGTTGACTAAGCTCATTTTACAATACTTTTTCAAAACCCAAAATTAAATCTTGGGAGTATAATTTATTTTTTGTTTCTTCTTCTTTTTCCCCAAATCTAAACACTAACCTTTCGTTTTTTTCTTTATCACTTTCCCATCCTAAACAAACAACTCCATCCACCGCATCTTTCATTGAGAAATAATCTGAATTTTGTATTAATTCTAATTCTATCCCCCCTTCAGATAATACCCCAACACTTTCTATGTCCTCAAGTTCAGGTGGTTTTGGATATGAGTTTGCTGGTTCGTGTTCCCAATCCTCTCCCCACACTTCTAAATTTTTTGAGAAAACGAATTCATATCTCATTTCCCCTTTATAATTTGGTCCAAGACCATTTATAAAAACTAAATAACTCATAAAATATTACCGTTAGGAGTAATTTTTACTTGTTGTCCGTTATTTTCAAATATTAAATTTTTCTTTGTTGTTCTACCAACAAAATGTAAACTTGGTGCCGCCTCCAGTAAATTTTTAGCAACATTAGCTTGTTTTTTTGTCACAGCAAAATCTGTAACATATGAAAATCTATTTTTTTTGTATTGTTTTTCATTTTTAGACTCAAAGAAATAACTTTTAAGAATGTTTTCAATTTTAGATTCATTCATATTGTACATTTCAAAATTGTCCGACGCAATTGACGATTTGTGAACCGGAGCCGATTCCCCCATTTCAGGTTGAGTCTGTTCTTCCTCATCCTCAGACCCCATTTCAGGTCCCATATCTTCCTCACTTGATGAAAAATCCATATCGTCTGATGGCATATTATCCTCATCCTCTTCTTCAAATCTAGATACAATTTCTTCTTTATCATCGCTTGATAACTCATCCAAATTTAAAGCCGACAAAATTGAATTAATTACGTACTTAACATCTTTACCTGTTAAAGGTTGTTCGTCTTCAATTTCTCTAATTTTTTGAGATAGTTTTCCTGTCAATTTTTGAATGTCCTTAAAAGAAGTTTCTTCTCCTCCCATTTCAGACCCCATATCTTCTCCGTTTTCTCCTCCCATTTCAGACCCCATATCTTCTCCACCCATTTCAGGTCCCATATCTTCTCCTCCCATTTCAGGTTCAGGTGACGGTACAGGTGATGGTTCCGCAACTGCTGATGGTGGCCCCATAGGTGCTGGACCTTGAGGTTCGTCCTCCACTTTTGGTTTTGGGGTTTTTAACAAATATTTTTTATCCTCATGAAATAAAGAAATATTTTCTTCAGTCTCGGTTAATCTGTTAACTTCTTGAGCAATCAAGTTAAGTTTTTTAAATGCTTGGGAATAAGATTTATAATGAGACCTATTTTTCATAGGGTCAACATAATCAAAACTTTCATTAACTTTTTTCTTGATTACGTATCCCAATTTTTCTTTGTCGATAGAATACGTTTCACCATCTGCTAATACTATTTGATATTCGCGAGATGATACTTCATTTATTGATTGTGGGATAACCTCTTTATATCTAGCGATTTCCATAATACGTTGGATTTTATCCAACCCTTCTAATTTTTCGCTACCAACCGGTTTTAACTTACTCATATTTTTTTACTTTTTAATAAGGCAGTAAAATGCTGTTTTATTTAGTGTTTTATAAATAAATACTTTGAATTATGTAAATTGATTAAAATTTTAAATTTTCTTTTAAAGACAGAGATTCGTCTTCAATTTTTGTTTGTAAATTGTGTAATTTACCGATGTGACCAGAACGTCTCAAATATTTAAATACTATATTTTCATATGAATACTCCCCTCCCTTTTCTAAACCACAAGTTCTAAATTTTTTTAGTTTTTTCTTGTAACTTTTAACTAATTCAATTGCTTCTTCATCGTCTAAATCTTTTACAATATCCTCAACACCATCAATAATGTTAACCCACTGTGATATTTTTTGTTTTAATAATTTCTTATCGAGTTGAAACCCTTCTTTTTTGGGGAAAGATATCCATTCATCATTCAAGACTGAATAGACACCTGAACTTACTGCCTCAGTAGATTTGTCTTGAATGTACAATTCAACGTCATAACCGTAAATTTTTATATTATGAATCTGTGCAAATATTTTTTTCTTAACCTCAAATAATTCTTGATAAACATCTAATTTATCTTGGTCAAACTCACTAAAGTCGACTATTATATGTAAATCGGCATCTGAAAATTTAGACCAATTATAATTAACCAATGAACCCATTAGAACAATGTCGTCAACAAAAAAATTAACTCCAACAAATTCTCTAAATAATTCGGCAATTTGAAGTAGTTTTTTTCTTACGTTAGGTTTTAATTTTGCAGATTCACCTTGTCCCTCCCAAATGTCAGGACATAATTCATCTTTCACATTAAAACTTTGAAGTATTTCTTTATCTAATTTCACAAATAATAAATACTTAAAATTTTACAATTTTTTATATTTAAATTTTTTTGAAATACTTTTATTGAAGAAACTACCTTGAGATTCTGACATTCTGAACTGTGTGTATAATTCATGGGGAACATTTTCGTATTCATATAACGCACCATTTTTAAATTCCACAATTAATTTTTTACTTATTGTGTCATAGTCTGTCTTAGAAAGATTAGATGATTCTATCTCACAAATTATTTTAGTCCCTTCAATTTTTTCACTTTTAATCGACATAATATTGTTTTTTTTAAATCATAACATCAAATTATTGAATTTTAAATAAAATAGACTTAATCTTATAAAAAAAACTTATGACAGATTCAGTTGATGACGGGATGAAAAATCCAAAAAAAGTGGAGACTAATAGTAATACTCCTGTTTTAGATAATTTTAGTCGAGATTTAATTAAATTGGCAGAGGAAGGTAAATTAGACCCTGTGGTTGGTCGAGAAAACGAAATTATTAGAATTGCTCAAATTTTATCTCGAAGAAAGAAAAATAACCCAATAATCATAGGTGAACCTGGTTGTGGTAAAACTGCAATTGTTGAGGGATTGGCTATGAAAATATTTGAGGGCGACTGCCCAAGAAATCTTTTAGATAAACGAATTCTATCTCTAGAAATCAATTCAATTGTTGCGGGTACCAAGTATCGTGGACAATTTGAAGAAAGATTAAAAGTCATTTTGGAAGAAATTCAAGCTAATCCAAATGTGATTTTATTTATTGATGAAATTCATACAATTGTAGGTGCCGGTAACGCTTCAGGGTCTCTTGACGCATCTAACATATTAAAACCTGCATTATCAAGAGGTGAAATACAATGTATCGGAGCAACAACTTTAGACGAGTATAAAAAACAAATTGAGAAGGATGGAGCGTTAGATAGAAGATTTCAAAAAGTAATAGTCAGTCCATCAACTAAAGAGGAGACTTTTCAAATTCTTAAAAACGTTAAAGACAAATATGAAAACTACCACAAAGTAATATTTTCAGATAATATATTACAAATATGTGTTGATTTGGCGGAGAGATATATTACGGATAGAGAATTTCCGGATAAAGCTTTTGACATTTTAGACGAGGTCGGAGCAAGAGCTCAAGTTGATATTAAAAACCCTGAGATTATTGAGGAATTAAAAAGAGAAGCGATGGAAATTAAACAACAAAAATTATCAGTTGTTAAAAAACAAAATTATGAAGAAGCCGCTAGTTTAAGGGACAAAGAAAAAAAAGTTTTAAATCTTTTAGACATTGAAAAGAAGTTATTTGAGGAGGATTTGTTACATAATAGAAAAGACGTACCTGAGGAATTAGTTTATGATGTGGTTTCAACCATGACAAAAATCCCATTAAATAAATTAAGTTTAGACGATAAAAATGTTTTAATTAATTTAGAAGAAGAACTTAACAAGTCTGTAATAGGTCAAAAAGAAGCGGTTATCAAAATTGCAAAGTCTATTCGTAGAAATCGATTAGGCATTAAAGACCCAAACAAACCAATTGGTTCATTTATATTTTTAGGGTCAACAGGTGTAGGTAAAACTTTATTGGCCAAAGAATTGGCAAAACAAATATTTGGAAGTGAAGATAGTCTAATAAGGGTAGATATGAGTGAATTCCAAGAAAAACACTCAGTATCTCGATTGATTGGTTCACCTCCTGGATATGTGGGTTATGACGAGGGAGGACAATTAACTGAACAAGTAAAAACTAAACCATATTCAGTAGTGTTGTTTGATGAAGTTGAGAAAGCACATAAAGATATTTTTTCAGCGTTACTTCAACTTTTAGACGAAGGATATATGACTGATAGTTTTGGCCGTAAGATTAATTTTAAGAATTGTTTAATAATTATGACTTCAAATATTGGTGTTAAAAAACTACAAGACTTTGGGGCTGGAATTGGTTTTGATTCATCAAAAAATGTCTATAAAAATGAAGAAGCTAAAAAAGGAATTCTTACTAAAGAGTTAAAGAACTATTTTGCCCCTGAGTTTATTAATAGGTTAGATGAAATTATAATATTCAACACATTACAAGACGAAGACATTCAAAAAATTGTTTTAGTTGAGGTATCAAAATTAACAAATAGGTTAGTTAAACTTGGTTACGATATTACATTTGATAATTCAGTTATTGAATATATTTCTAAAGTTGGATTTGACGAGGTATATGGCGCAAGACCATTAAAAAGAGCAATACAAGAAAAGATTGAAGATTTTGTGTCGGATGAAGTGTTAAAGAATAATATTGAAATTAATGAATCCTACAATATTTCAATTAAAGATGAAGATGTTATCCTTACAAAAAATAAAACAACTAAAAAAGGGAAAAAGAAAAAGGGGGAATAAACCCCCTTTTTTATTTTAATTAAAAAATCCTTTTGTTAAGTCTCGAGGAATATGTTTATAAACATATTTTGTATTTCCCAACTCTTGAATTAATTTTTTACCTGATTCAATACCTGCAAAAACTTCATCTACAACCACATATTCGTGTTTTGTATGGTACGAGTGATAACCAACAGAAAGATTGATACATGAAAAATCAAATTTTTGTTTTAATTGCCAAATATCTGTATAAGGATGTTGCATAAATCTTGGTTCTGATAACATGTTTTCAGTTAATACTGTTTTAGCTGTAGTATGAAACGGAGAATCAGTTTCAAACATTTTTACACCAAAACAATATTCTGTAACCATATAATCATCAGGAGCATCGAATTGAATTGCGTACCCTACATCATTAAAAAATACAGGGTCAGCCTGTTTTGAGCCAATACAACCAACTTCTTCAGACACAAAAAATGCGACTTTTAAAACTTCAAATTCTTCTAAAAGTTGTAAACAAGCAAATACTCCACATTTATCATCACCCCCAATCCCTGTAGGTTCTCCTTCATCATTATAAGCTTTCAAACTAAAATTTAAATTCCCTTTGGAATCTTTACGTTGTTCTTCTCTAATATTGATAGTGTCAATAGGGTGTACAGTATCAGTATGAGCAACGACACAAGGATAAAATTCGTTTTCTGAAATTAGTCCTTTTGTTACGTATATATTACCCAACTCATCAATTTTAAAAGGGTATTTTTTTTCACTTAAATAATCAATTAAAAAATCAATCATCCTATCTTCATGATAAGTGTGAGTTGGAATTGATAATACTGTTTTAAGAAATTCTATATTTTTATCCATAAGGACAAAGATAATCATTTTTTTGATTCAAACAATTCTGGATGGTATAAATAATTAAAAAAATCTTCGGGTCCCATTGCGGACTGTGCTATTCCATTGTCAGGATTTAACCTATTGAATACTATTTTTCCCCCAATTACGTTAAGTAACTTAAATTTTTCGTTCTTTTTTCCAATTTTATTAAAATGTTTTTGGTCAGGTAAACTATACCACCTACCAAACTTATAACCTAATTTTGATAATTGATTATGTATTTTAATACTATCTTGTAATGTACCTTCATCTATTTCCTCATCAATTTTGTCTTTTATTTTTTCTAATTGTCTTTCTACAGTTCTATTAAATGATTCTGAGTCAAAGTTTTTTTCGTCAAAATATGAGTAATAATCTTCATATAAATCTTCATCAATTATTAAATTTCTTTGTATTGCTAAATTATGTAATAAATCTAAAACATTTGAGTCTTCATCAGTACCAGTCATTTTCCATAAAGACATTAATACCGAAACTGTTGTTAAGTATTGACGGGCACAATCTTTCTCATAAATTCCAAATTCTGAAAATACATCACAAGTTTTTTTTAAAACATACTCCCTTAAACCAACAACTAATGCCTCATCATAAAGTTCAGCGTATTCGTAATTAATTTGTTCAATTTCATCAGTATATTTATTTAGTAAAAATTGAAACGCCTCGTCATCAGGTTTTCCATTATCATCTAGTTCAACTAATCCCGGATTAAGTATTTTTAAAATTGATAAAAATAAATTTCTGTTATCTTCATTAAAATACCACCAACAGGCGCCATATTTCCACTCATCATCCCCAAAATAATGAGCGTCGACAAATACTGAACCTCCATAATATCCCCTTCTATTAAATGCTACATTGAAATAATAGGAGTTATTATCAGATTCGGAATTGTCTCCCAAAAAAATTTTTGCAAATTCCTCTTCATAAAATGTTAATGTAACTAACGATTTACCTAAACTATTTTGATTCACTCTACCTATTCTAGTGTTATCATCACTCCTCCTTACGTCCCATTCATCGGCCGTACCCTGAATAAATTTTTTTAATGCTTCGTAAAGTTTCATATTTTTTTAATAAATACTTGTATAAGTAAGAATATATTTATATCTTTACACAATAGTTCTTTGATTTATGGGGATGTTTTTGGCTTTGACAGGTATGATACGCCATAAAACGCACGTCGGAGCTGAGTTAACTCCGTTAAACTGATTCAAATTATAAACGGCAACGTTATCAACAAACTTTCTACAATCGGTTTAATCCGTACTGAAGAAGTATCTGTAGCTTAATTTAGAATTAACCTACTAGGGGTCGGCAGACATACAACCTTGCAACAGA